TTAAAACACCATTTTTTCTAGGAGGTTCCCGTACAATTCGGATATTTTAACGGGAGCTTCCTTTTTCATTTTATTAGTCACATGTGTATAGATTTGGACAGTTGTACCAGCATCATCGTGACCAACTCTTTTCATGATTGTAGCTAATTCCACTTTTGCTTCAGCAAGCATACTCACATGAGTGTGTCTAAAAATATGAGGAGTAGCTTTCTTCTGGATATCTGTATATTTTAGAAGTCGGTTCATTCTTTTATTCAATTGTATGGTGTTAAAAGGGAACCCATTAGGTCGAGCAAAAACAAAATTCTCATCGTGATAGGGGACAATAGTATTGTAATATGGCACCTCTGTATTTCTGAGCTTAAGCTTACGTTTATCGTTATCATTAACCACCTTCCTTAGCATGTCCATTACCTTTTTCTCCATGATAACTTCACGAACAGACCCTTCAGTCTTAGGCGGTGTTAATACATACTCCCTCATGTTGTTCGATTCATTATAAATAGTTTTTGTTATATCAATAGTATTAGTTTCAAAGTTTAAATCTTCTTTTTTCAAAGCGCATAATTCACCAGGACGCATCCCGGAGAAAGCTAATGTATAAAACCTTTCTTTGTCATAAAGCTTACCGTATTTAACTGCAGCTGCTAAAAACTGTTCCAATTCTTCACGATCCAAATATTTCTCTTCAACCGCATCTTTCTTAATCTCAAATATGGATTTTTGCCGTTTGGGTATGTCTATATCAAGCGCAGGGTTTTCAGTAATCCAATTATTCTTTTTGGCAAATTTAAAGATGCGATTTCCGGTACTGTGTATCCCTTTAACTGTATTCCTGGCGTAATCATTAAATATGGTATTTATTACATTCTGATATAAGAAATGAGTTATGTTAGCAATTGGCTTCTTTGCTATATGCTTATTCAAAATATTTATATCTTTTCGACATCTAAGTAATGTGCTGTCCTTTTTTCCTGTTACCTTATACATTTCATACCAGGTATGGGCAAGCTCATCAAAAGTCATCTGACCTGATTTTTGATAATCATGACCATATCGTTCTAATTCATGGATAGCTTGAAGTACTTTTTTCTTAGCATCTTTTTGCTTAATCGCTCGGCGAGTGATTTGTTTTCGTTTGCCTGTGACTGGATCTCTTGGTCCATCAGACACACACTCCCATCGGACTTGACCAGATTTTAAGGTGATTTTTTCACAATGCATTGACACATACCTCCTTTATAATAATGTAAGTTAAAAGACCTTCAAGTAAGGTGACAATTATTCATAAGCGTTAGTGTATGCGATGGTTATCAAACTGCCTAAGCCTTTCGGACGTAAAAGGAATTGTCACATTAATATTTCTCAGTGATAAAGGTTGTGTGCAGACGTCGCCAAATTTGTTCATAACGTTCATTGCATAGCTTTTCTGTTACTCTGAAATCATTTGCCCAGCGAGAAATGATGTCTTTATCAGATAGATCATATTCCTTTATCATGTGGTGGGGAAGAGCAGCATAGAGGGTGAAATGGCGTGCGTCACGCTCTTGGAGCTCTCGAAACGCTTGAGGCATCATAGATTGCCTTCCCGTATGGCGTATAGCATGACACAGCTCATGATAAAACTGTTCTCTCTGTTCTTCTTTAGAACAGCGACCATCAATAATGATTGCTCGGTAATTACCAAAGCGATCGTAACGGGAAGGCATGTCCTTGCGTATTAAGTGAATTCTATATTTCCTAGCTATGCGAGTGGCTTTGAGGTCCTTGGGATTAGTCCAACCATTTCTTATGTACCATTCAGAGACCCAATCTTCTAAGTATGTTGTAGGGTATAATGGAAATTTCATGTATGTCACATCCTCAAATAAGATTATACGAACAAATGTTCCTATTTTCAAATAAAAAAAGTCCGTTCACCCTTATGAACGGACTTTTTTTATTATAGTTTTTGAGCAAGTAGCTCTATATGATGTTTAATAGAAAAACGTTTTGCCATCCCTAGTCCTGGATAATGTTTTCTTTCATGAGTATCTCTAAAGTCCTTAGAACCCTTTGTTTCCTTGAAGTAGCTATTAGTATCCATAAATTTAACTAATTTGGCTACTGCTTGTAAGTATTTGCCACCAGGATTTTCCGCACCTTCAGTATCATCCGAAACAAAATGTTGGATTACTATTTCTTTGGTTGGGAGTTGTGTGGTTAGATGTAATGCAACTGCATGTGCTGGACCTCCACTTTCACTTAATTCTTTTCCTACCATTTGAAAATCACCAAAACCATCATATTCAGGTCTGTAAGTAATATGTAAATCTGTAAAATAGGATTGGTTAGGGAACTCCGCATTCTTACTTGCTTTTTTGAATGAGTCTCTCATTAGAACCCTTTTGTAATTCGAAAAATGGCGTTTGTATAATTCACTTACCTGCTCGTCCATAAAAACTTGGTAATCTATTTTACCCATATTTTCATTCATAGTGTTTATAATTTCATCAACATCAGTGTTAGGACTAGATTGATGAATAAAAGTAAAATTGTCGCTGGAGTAATCATTGAATAACTTTTGTAAATTGTTGTGGGTTGTCTCTGTAGTTATGCAATATCCTAAGGAAACGTTAGCTAAAACTAATTCAGATAGTAATTCATCAATCTTTTCAGCTTCCTCTTTTAAATCGCCGTTTTGTGGGTTAATAATGAAAATATAAGGTATTTCAGCTTCACTCAATGAATTTAATTTGTTTAGAGTGGTTTTGTTATCATTTAAAGGCTCGATTATAGGTATTACACTTGAATGTTCGGAGAAAAACGGCACTAATTCATTTAATGCATGAAGCTCATTTGATTTTCCATAAAGGTAGGGAAAGTACATAGGTTAGCCTCCTAAGTGATTAATTCAGTAATATTCTTTAGTTCATTCTTTTTATAATTTCCACTTTCAATAAGTAGCTTGATGGATTTAGGAAATGGTTTAGAACTTGAATTTACTTTTCGTGCTCTTTTCTTAAGTTGTTCTTTCATATAATGTTGCGCCTCAATAATGTCGGTTTTTAAAAAAAGGTCAAGACAAACTTTGTAAGTCATTGTATTAGGTACATCTGGTATATACCCATAAATTTCTTTTATTACTTCTTTGTATTCAGGTTTTCTTAGTGTATTAAACATCGCAACATGATCATAACTGTCAATAAAAGATTGTGGAGCTCTGTATTCCACAAGTTTCCTATCTTTAGTTAGAATTAAAATACCAGTGGATTTAGGAACATCATCAAAAACCTTGTTAACATTTTCTTCAAAAGTAACTACACATGTCTTATTAAAAAGTTTATAATACGAATTTAATTGTTTACTCAGTCTTTTGTTTGTATCAATTTCAGTTTTTATTTCATATGCAATCGAATCTCCATTTAACCAAACCAAATCTGCAATTGACTTTTCTGCTTTTACTTCGCTTAAAACTCCCCAATTGTCCAGGTTTTTATTTTCTCGCCTTATTTTAGAGTAAACTTCTGATTTATAAATATATTCACATCTATAGTTGTTCATTAGAAGTGTATAGCTTCTATTAAATAACTTTTTAAAATCCCCTGTTTTTATTGCATTCGCTACAAATTTACACCCTGTAGGTAATTCTTTTAAGGTCCTAGACTGATTCTTATTTGCAAGTTCTTTTATAAAAGTGCTGGTAAATAATTTTGAAATAGCTCTATATTTATCCATACTTTACCTCCTATTTGCATTATTCTAATTGTAGAGAAAGTAAATAGGAAATGGCAAGAAATATATGAAAGTCAATAGAACTTCCAAGAGACAATTGTGGAACGCTCGTTTTTATTCAGATGAATATTATTATTTTTCAATTGGGATTTCTAGCTTAATTTGATCACCAATTGTTTCGTAATCCGCATTACTAGCTCCATCAACAATAAAAGTGGCTTTTGAAACGCTCTCAGAATCTTTAACCTGGAAAGCGATCGCCCCATCCTTAGAGACTTGGCCATAAAAATCTCCGCCAACACTATCACTTAATAACATATCAGCTTCTGATTGCTCTCCTGTATCTGTTGTTAATGTACCTTGATCTGGATAAATCATAATATCATCTTCACTTGTGTTTTCAGCTACTGTATCCAAGACTATAAAATCTACAGTATCCTCTCCGTCGAAAAGCTCTTTTACAGCTTCATCTTCAATATTTATTGTTACACCAGCAATACTTTTAACAGTAAGATTAATTGGACCAGATTCAGCCATGGCATTAATATCTTCCACTTTAAAATGGGTAGTACGAGTACCGCCGTCTATTTCTTCGACATTACTTTCCTCGGACTCTGTTTCTTCCTCTCCAGTTGTGTCCTCTTTGTTGTCCTCATCTTCTTTGGATGTAGTATCTTGGTTTGCAGTTTCTTCAGTTCCTTCTGAATTATCCTCTGAGCCGCTAGCGGATTCACTGTCGGTACCACATGCTGCTAATCCTAGAACGAGAATTGTTAAAAGCAGGCTGTACAAGACTTTTTTCATAATTGAAACTCCCCTTTATATATTTTTTATCTATTTAAACCCACGACTATATCCGTGGTTTATTACATAATAATTGCAATAAATCCATAATTAGACAATGAAGGTTAAAAATAAAACACGTCTTAAAGACGTGAAGTAGAATACTTGCTGACTGATTTAGTATCACTTTTTTCTTTAGCCAATTCTTCAAGTAGATAGTTTAACCTTTTAACATCATTTTGAGATAATTCATCATACCGATCTAATTCATTCTGAATAAACTCTACTGTAGGATTTTTGAATTTGTTATTTTTTACAAAGAAAGTGGTAATAGACCCCGTTATCATTACTATTAATCCTATCCCAATTATCATAAGTATTACAGCGATAATTCTTCCCACTGGAGAAACAGGTGAAATATCTCCGTACCCAACTGTAGTAGTAGTAACCAGGGACCACCATAGTCCGTCGGCATAAGTATGGATGCTAGGCTCGAACTGTTTAATCAAAATTGTTGATATAAAGAGTAAAACTAAGGTTGCCCCTAAAAGTCTATCGAGCCCATTAGTCCTTAATATATTAAAAAAGGTAGGGAAGAATTTTTTCGAAACAGCTACAGCTCTCAGCAATCTAAAAAGTCTAGCTACCCTGGCAACTTGAAAAATGTTATCTAATGGGATTGCAGCGATGATGTCAAAGGGGTGTTCCTTTATATATTTCCAACGCTTTTTTGTGAATATAAGCCTTATTAGGACATCTAAAAAAAATATAACCCATACTATCTGATCAAGGAGTAGAATAATAGGGTCTCTACTCCAAAGAAAAATGACAGAAATCAACGCAAGTGTAAAAAGAGTCAATTCATAAAACAAAGAAACTTTCTTCTTTGTAATCATTCTTTCCTTTTCCTAGCTTTTGAAGTTATGTAATCAAAATAGCTTTCCAGCTCCTTGATCTCCTCTGGACCCATGGCCTTCCACTTTTCTATATCAAAAAAGGCTGAATCCTCAATGCCGTACTTTTCGAGCAGATTATTGATTTCATTCATGGCATCGAAGTCATTATCTTCGCTTTCGATTTTACCTGGATTATCCGAACGACCGAGAAGATAGTCGGTTGTTACATTAAAATGATCTGCTAATTTTTCTAACGTATCGTAATCTGGTTTTCTAGATCCTCTCTCATAGGCGGTATATGCAGGACGAGTTACCCCTAAAATCTTTGCCATATCTTGTTGTGTTTTTTTATGCTCTTTTCTAATTTTAACTAATCTATCCTTTAGCATGGGCTCCTCCTCCTTGTACCTTTATTTTACTGTAACAATTAGTTACTTTGAATAACATGTAACAAATCGAAACTTTTTTTATTGATATTTATTGACAACGTAACGTAACGATACTATTATTGTATGTAACAAAACGAAACATTCTGTTTGGGGAGGTGTATCTGATGAGATATTGGCTTAAAGAGTTTCGCACCCAACGGGGATTCACCCAAAGCAAAGTAGCAGAGCTTTCAGGAATAGAGAGATCATACTACACTATGATTGAAAAGGGGAATAGAAACCCTAGTGTTTTTGTAGCGAAATCTATTGCATCCACTCTAGGTTTTGAATGGACAATTTTTTTTGAAAAACAATGTAACGAAACGAAACATAACCAATCCAAGGAGGTGATCTAAATGCTTCAAATGCAATTCGATGAACAACAATTACAAAAAATGATTAACGACGCTGTTGATAAAGCGATTGAACGACATGCACTTAAGGACCAATTACCACCAGCGTTAACACGAAGAGAATTTATGGATTTAATGCAAATCGGTGAGACCAAATGTGCTGAACTATTTAACCGAGAGGACTTCCCGGTAATCCGAGAGTTCGGAAGACCAAGAGTGCCCACAAAGTTATTACTTGATTGGATTTATGACAATACGGAATGGGTAAAAGCGCACGCTAATCCTCAAGCAAAGTTTTCTGTTATTTAAGCTAACTAAATCTTACCAATTACAAGAAACACATTAATAGTTGGCATATGTGCCGGAAAGGAGAATCGCAAATGGATATAAAGGAGGAATTGGTCAAAGCGAGAAACCGAAAAGGGACAACTCAACTAGAACTAGCGCTGGAAGCCAATTATTGTAGGCCGGAAATCTCAAAGGTCGAAACAGGATCAAGAAAATATCAGCCTGAAATGAGGCGGGCATTTTCTGAATCGCTCGATGATCCGGAGTTTTACTTCCATACATGGGAGGATGCAACGGGTTTTGTTCATATGCCTTATCTAGACGGAGAATACATCCGGCATGAACCTATTTCTATGAGGTATTTCGCTGAACAAGAAACAAGGGAAGCACTGGAGAACTTGGACCGGGTGAAATGGTACAAACCTATATCATCCAATTCTGAACAAGAAAGAGAAGATGTGAAGCGAGTTATTAAAGAGATATTAGATTCTGCTGCATCCCAGGTTAACTTGGTAGCTTCGTTATGTAAGGAATATGACTTTTCAATGAAGACTTTATTCAGAGAATGGCTAGTTTCGTTGAAATCCAGGAGGTTTAAGAAATGAATTTAGATCAGTTTCTACAACAAGATATCGAACAGGCAGCCCGCGAACACCGCTGTTACTATGACCTGCTTAACAAATTAGAAGAGAAATTTATCCAAAGAGATTTTGACGGATGCAAGCAAGCAGCTGTCGATATCATCAATACTGCTCAGGCGTTACAACAGCTAAGAGAGAGGAAGGAACGTCATGATGAACTGCAACAAGTATCTAAAGAGTTGATAAAACAAGGAATACTATGTGCGGTGGTCAGGAGGTTCGACAGTGAGAAAGTTTAGCCGGCTGGATAAAGCATATATCTCACTATTTATATTGAGTCTAGCATTCTTGTATTTTGCATTAACAATAGCTTAGGAGGCATTTATATGAAAGCGACTGGAATCGTAAGAAAAATAGATGAACTTGGGAGAATCGTTATCCCATCTGAAATTAGAAGAAGTAATGGGTGGGCACCAGGTCAACCGATGGAGATGTTTATCGAAGATGAGAAAGTGATCCTGCAGCCATTTGACAACAAAGAAGATAACCACCTGATGGTAAAAGAACTTAATAAACTTCTGAACAATACAGATGAATCTGAAATGAAGAAAAAGATTATTGATGTGATCAGTTATGTACAGCAATAAAAAAAGCTACTCAGAGCTCTCAACTCTTAAGTAGCACAAACATTTGGATAAATTCACTTTATCACATGTGCGTTAGTCAGACAAGCATGTGGAGGTGATACGGACAGGCTTTGCCTGTCGTCATGGACAGAAGGGTTATTGAACGCTCTTCCAACTCCCCCTTTTTTACCTTCTGTCTGTGACGATGCGCAAGTCATCAGAAAGCGAGGTGAAATGATGAAGCATCCAGTAGTAGAACAAATCGAGCGAACTGGCTTTCCCTTGGATATTCAGGAACCAGAAATCTATGGAACAGATGCACTTGGGAATGAAGTAGTTCTTGGAGATACGATTTACGTATTTAATGATGAGTTTTTCTTGAAGGACACTCTGCTCCAGGAATCGATTGAACTGCTAGAAGTCCTAGGAGCAGAAGAAAAAACTGCATAAAAAAAGCCGCACGGCAATGCGGCATCTTGAAAAAGAACTTTGACAACATTATATCAGAAAAATAGAGGAGGTCCAATATGGGCATTAAAGCACAAGTGTTAAAGAGTACTGCTGACATGAATCATGAAGAGTGGTTGGAGACTCGTAATAAAGGTATCGGTGGATCTGATGCAGCATACATTGCCGGTTTCAATAAGTGGAAGTCACCAGTAGTCGTTTACATGGAGAAAGTGGGGGAGGTTCCTAAAGCTTCCCCTTCAAATGAAGAAGCAGCCTACTGGGGCAATGTGATGGAGGAGACGGTTGCTAAGGAATTCAGCAGACGCACAGGCCTGAAGGTACGACGTAGGAATGCAGTGCTTCAGCATCCGGAACATGAATGGATGCTTGCTAATGTGGATCGTCTCATTGTTGGTAAGAATGAAGGGCTCGAATGTAAGACGGCTAGCGAATACCTGAAAGATGAATGGGATGGTGAAGAGATCCCAATGGCTTACCTGTTACAATGCCAGCACTATATGGCTGTTACCGGAGCAGATGCCTGGTGGATCGCTGTTTTAATCGGCGGTAATAAGTTCGTCTATAAAAAGGTCGAAAGAGATAAGGAGCTTATTGCCAATCTTATTGAAATCGAAAAAGAGTTCTGGGAAGAACACGTGCTTATGCAAGTACCTCCTGAAATAGATGGGTCTAACGCTTCCAGTGAACTTCTCAAGGCTATGTATCCGGACGCAGAATCTGAAAGTGAAACAGAACTGGATGGGGAAGCCGATAAGCTGCTTGAAGCGCTTGAGCAACTGAAGAAAGAAGAGAAAGAACTAAAAGAACGCAAAAGCGAATATGAAAACCGCCTGAAGCAACAGCTGGGAACCTTTGAAAAAGGATTTTCCAATCAGTTTATCGTCACCTATAAAAATCAGGAAAGAAAGTCTATTGATACGAAACGGTTGAAGAAAGAGAAACCGGATCTATATGAAGAATATGCAAAAGTCAGTTCATACCGCACTTTACGATACAAGGAGGCAAAATAATGGCTACAAATAACACGGCTAAGGATCAGCTGGCTAACCGCAAAAATGGAGCTAGCACACCTGCTAATGGAAATAATCAGGTTAACACCATCCAAGCTTATCTCAAGAAAATGGGACCAGAGTTTGAACGGGCACTTCCTAAACATATGGATGCCGATCGGTTAGGGCGCATTGCCCTGACGACCATCCGGCAGAACCCAAAGCTTCTGGAATGCTCCATTCCTTCCCTTATGGGAGCTGTCATGCAGGCAGCACAACTAGGGCTGGAACCAGGATTAATCGGTCATTGCTATCTGGTTCCTTTCTGGAATGGCAAGATGAAGCAAACAGACGTCCAATTCATTATTGGATACAAAGGCATGATCGATCTGGCTAGAAGGTCTGGCCACATAGAGAGCATTTACGCTCACACGGTCCACGAGAATGATGAATTCGAGTATGAGCTGGGCCTACATCCAAAACTTGTCCATAAGCCTGCTACTGGCGAGAGAGGCGAGATGACTTTCGTTTATGCGGTAGCTCATTTTAAAGATGGAGGCTACCAATTCGAAGTGTTCAGCGCTAATGACGTGGAGAAAGTGAAGTCCAGATCCAAAGCCGGAGCTAATGGACCATGGAAAACGGATTATGAAGAGATGGCCAAGAAAACGGTCATTCGTCGCATGTTCAAGTATCTTCCTATTAGTGTTGAAGTCCAACAGCAAGCCTCCCAAGATGAAACAGTACGAAAAGATGTTACTGAAGAAGCACAGTCGATTCATGATCAAGACTATATCGATATGCAGGTTCCTGCTTCCGAAGAGGATAACAATCAAGAGAAGGAAAAAGCTGCAAACAATGAATTAGAACAGGCAGCTATGGAACTTGATGACTGATCGTATGAAGGTCACCATCCCACATTGCTATGTGTGGATGACAGCTGGATATCCTAACCGGGGAGCGATGTTCAAAAGCTACCTTGCTGGCTATGTGGAGCATACGCACCCTGGCTGGTATCTAGTAAAGATAGAAGGCATGAAAGCTATTTGCGAGAGGAGGTTCGATTAGTGAACTACATCAAGGAACTAAACGCATTCTATGATTGGCTCGAAATAAATGAACTGTCACCATCAGCAATTAATTTATGGTATGCCTTAATGCACATAAATAATAAGGCTGGATGGGCAGAAACATTTACGGTAGCCGAATCTGTGTTATGCGTGAAAACCGGATTGACTGATCGGACACTTCGGAAGGTAAGGAACGAATTGAAGCAAAAGGGAAGAATTGATTTTACTTCTAGAAAAGGTGGGCGTTCTCCCATATATGAAATCATTTCTTTCTACGTTACGGAAATAAATTCCGCGGATAGTGCCGGAGGTAGTTCCGGGGTTGGTTCCGGAGGTAGTGCCGGAGATAGTTCCGCATTAATTAAACTAAACAAAACTAAACAAAACAAAGAAGATGATGAAAACGCGTGCGCGAATCCATTCACTTTTTTTGAGCAAGAAGGTTTCGGCACGATCAGTGGATTCACCGTGGATAAGATAAATGACCTGATTAATGACTTTGGTGAAGAGCGAGTCATTGCAGCTATGCAAGAGGCTGTCATGTATGGAGCTCGTAATTTGCCTTATGTCATTCGCATATTAAACAACCCGAAAAAAGAAGGTGAGAATAATGGCCAAGGATTTTCACAGCCTGGGAAACGTTATGGCAGAAGTCATGGAACGAGCAAAAGCTATGCAGATGTCATGCGAGAACTCGAAGCAGAAAAGTCAGCCTGGGGATGAAGAGCAGTATGAGTGCCAGGACTGCAAAGACAGCGGGAAGATTGTTGTCCGACACTTCTTGAAAAATGAAAACGGTCAACCTTTGATACATCCGAATGGATCCCCAAAGTATAAAGATATCGCTCAACAGTGCTACTGCTGGGAAAAGCGCATGCTTAAAAAGCGATTCCAGAATGCTCTGATTCCTGATGAATTTCAAGAAGCCAGGCTAACTACTTACCGACAGGATAGCGAGGTTCAGCAGACTTTGTTTCAAGCGACTAAAGAATACTTGCAGTCCTTTGACTCTATCATCCATGACCGGTCAGAACATAACAGCCTGGGCTTCATCGCGGTTGTCGGAGAGAGTCGAATACGAAGTTTGGACGGATCAGCCAGGGCTGAGACAAAGCGAAAACATAATAACTTTGGGTTAGGTAAAACACATTTGCAAATGGCTGCAGCTAAATGGATTTTAAATAAGGCGAGGATCCGCATTCCAGGAGATAAGTATCGCCCGGAACGGACCAGAGGCTGCAGTGTGCTTTGCGTATCTGACGCCTCTTTCATGGATGAACTCTCCCAAGCCAAGCGCATGAATGACGAAGGCAAGCAGCTGAAAGACATGCTGCATAGTGCGACTACTGTGGATGTGCTGGTATGGGACGACCTGGGGAAGTCGAAGTGGTCTGAGACGAAAGAAGGCCTCTACTATCAAATCATCAATGAACGGTACAGGCATAAAAGACCGATTCTGTTTAGCTCGAATGAAGACAAGGCGACCTTAAGCGAGAAGATTGGCTACGCCGCATCCAGTCGTCTCCTGGGGATGTGTGGGGAGCGTTTATACGAGGTTGAAGGTGAAGATTATCGTTTGAATAAGGGGGAGCATCATCATGTGTGAATTGTGCCAAGGAAAAGGAAAAATATATTTCGTTAATCAATCAAGCGTAGGTTTTATGCCGTGTCCATATGCCAGCTGCCGAGAGAAGGCATTAAAAAAATCAGACCAGGCTATCCAAGACATCAAGCGAGTACTGAGAGAAAGAAAGGGATTGCCTGCATAAGTACAGGAGGTTGAAGTATTTGATTACTTTACACAGGTGGTACAATTGTCGTTTCCGAGGTATTCATCGGATCAACATACCGTATGGGAGAAGCAAATCAGAGCCCCACGAGTGGACTAGGGGCGATATTGATGAGAATAAGTGAGCTGGATTTCAAACAGGCCTTTATCATGGAGCAGTTACACCAATTGGATTTTACAGCTACAGAAGGACTTAGTTACGAGGAATTAAATCGGAAGCTTGCAATGGCAAGGCGTTAGAAGTCGGTGTAAATAAGAGGGACAATAAATGGTTTTAGGAGGCGATTTTATGAATCTAGCACCAACCAGGCTCCGGGTAGGAGTAGAGGAAAGAAGGAAATACTTAATTCACCAGCTCTGGAAAGAGGATTATACCGAAGATCCTGTAGGCAAGAAAACGGAAGATATGACTCTCACAGAGCTGGAGCAGATCCACATTAATGTGAAGTGCCAGAAAGCAAGGGAGCTGGAGGCAAGGTGACTATTCAATTTACAGACCAGCGTGTATATTAAAGGACTACGCTATGTACATGAGACGGAGTAAGAGGAAGTGAACAGTAACAATTATCAAGCTATAACGGTTTTACGATATTCTCACTTATTTCTTTTTCTTTTTTGTTTCTTTAGTAGGAAATGAAAAAACTTTATAAATAATCCAACTCGCTAGAAAGAAAAGGATTCCAGGTATTAAGAAAATAAAAATGGCGATGTTATTCATAATTAGATTCATTATATGCTATACCTCTTTTTATTTTATTTAAAGCAGGAGGACTGCTGCCAACGTACAGGGTGGAGTGAATACCCGGGCAGACAGCCTCTCCCTAAGTATGAACGTATCCATTCTCAGTTATGCGGAAGAGGAAAATCGACCATAATAGCGGATTTTGTGTTGTTTATTGTTGCGTAGATCGACTTTTATTTCGAAGGACGCTAACCATGGAACAAATGGAACTATTTGAAGACCAGTCAAACGAGATACCGAAAGCTGTACTATCACCTATCGAATGCAATAAGAAGCTTGGCAGACAGGCATTCGTTGCAAACCAAAGATTGTTCGGGGAGTATGTGAAGATGATCCAGAATAAATATCATTGCTCCTGGTTTGAGGCGAGGAAGATATTTTTTGAGAACAGGGACCATAATAAATAATAAAGCCGCAGCTAAAGCTACGGCAGAAAAATTATCATTAGTCTATTCTTTGTTTTCATGATGTAGGGGAGGTGTTACTAACCATCCTTTATCCTTATTCAAACGCAGGGTTCTTGCACCAAGTTGAGCTTTGTTCATGTGAAAGCGACCAAAAAGCAATGCAATGTCTTCCCGAGTTGCTTGACCCATTGCTTGGCTACATGCAACAAGCCCCTGGGCAATGTTAACCGAGAGTGTTGCACCGATTTCTGGGTCATTGACACGCGCCCCAACTGGAATATCTTCAGTATTAGCTACAGCACGTTCAGGAGGCGTGGGAGGTAGTGAAACACCCGAGAGTTTAAGAATCTCTTCTATTTCCTTGGATTCCTGTTCAATACCCTGAATTGATTCCTCCAGCAGTTTTTTTAAACCTTTATCGCCCGCATGGTTAATGAGGGTTTGGTAGCTGGCGTGATTACCCTTAGCCACAGTTAAATAACTCCAGAGGCTAAATACTTCACCATAGTGCAATGGCTCATTTTTAGGATTTCCTGATAATACTCCCATGATATATCTACTCCTTTTACCAAGTTAAGGGTATTATTCTCATTCATGGAAAGTTTATGCACTTTGCATTTAAAGAACCCGGAGCCATAGCCCCGGGTGAAGGTTGGAGGAGGACTGCTCCTACTGCTGAGAATTCTTACCGTAAGTATTGGGGTGAAGCAGCCTCTACAAAAAGTATTTACAGTATATAGCTAAATATACAAAAAAAGCCAAGAGCTAGGCCCTCGACTTTGTATCTGGTAAATACATTATAACATATGGGGGTCTGCTTTGTGCGCTTGAACCAAGTACCAGCAAATATAGAAAACGGAAAACTGAACATTGAAATGGATCTTCCAGAAGGAAATTCCCCGTTTTGTGTCGTATATTGTGAAGGTAAGGCAAAAATTACCTTTTTACCTGAACATGGTGAAACAAAAGTAATTACTCATCAAGGAAAGGTGAAGAGGGTGAAGTTTGATGAGGGGGAAGATTTTTGAAAACTGTTATTATTGGCGCGATAATTAATGCCGTAGTTCTGTTGGCAATAGCAATAATAAACAAAGTAAGTGAGTTTAAGTTAGAGAGAATAAAAAGGAAAAGTGAACAAGAAAAAGAGCATGAAAATAAAAAAAGAGAGTTATATTCAAAATTGGCAAGTAGTTTAAATGGATTTATGGAAGCAAGATATTCAGTTGATCAAAAAAAAGCGCTTCAAAATGATTTCTATGATGCTTATGATCAGGTATGGATTTGGGGTAATGATGAATTAATAAAAACATTAGGTGAATTTTTGCAGGCTAGTTTAGATGGAAAAACAGATTCGACTCTTAAAGATCTTCATGTGAAGATTATTCTTGAAATGAGAAAAGATTTAGGCATGTCTGTTGAAAGAATTTCGGCAGTTGATTATAAATTTATAAAATTTAATTAATATATTAATACTTGTTCTTCCAGTCTAAAGAGGACAACTTATAAACTCACTTGGAAACATGAAAAGGGTGACGAGGGGGGGAGAGTTTTTGAAAATTAAATCATATGTTATTTTGTTTATTATTAGCTATTTAGTATTGGTTGCAGGGCTAATCGTTATAATCTTTGGGATCTATAGTAGTAGTACTGCATTAAGTATATCTGGGTTAAGTTTAATTGGTTCATTTGTTGGAATGTATGCTAGTGCTTTTAATACTAAGAAACAACATGACAAAGATAGACCTTATTTAATTCTTAGGACGAACGAAGAAAGGTATGGAATGCTGCAATTAGAAATTTATAATGCAGGTAACAATGGAGCAATTGTAAGAGAAGTTTTATTAAATGACGAATTAGATATTATTTCAGGTGGAACATTAAAAGAAAATTTAGAAAACTGTGTTATTCAGGCAAAAGGAAGTGTGGCATTTCCTTATATAGTATATGGGAACAAAAAATTTGACTCTTACTATAAAAATATAAGTGGAGAACTAAAATATAAAGATTTCTCTAATGACAATTTCACAAATAGGGTTAACCTAAATCTATTAAACCTTAGAAACCAGTTAGCACATCAAACTGAAGCGATTAAAAGAGACTATGAAATTATAAAAACTTGCCAACATTTACGAAAAAATATCAAAAACGATTGAAGAATCTACTTTAATTTCTAATAAGTATAATATGTTCTACCAGCCTACTGGAGGACACTGATTAAGTAAGTTGCGCATGCAGCTGCTTAGTTGGTGTCCTCTTTTTATTGGCAAGGAGGGAATCAATGAGAAAGCATATATATAAGATTCAATGGAAAATCAGTGAACATAGAAGGGATAAGCGTGCCGGTGTCATATCACCAGTTCAGCGCAGTGTTTACATGAAAAAGCTATTTGATGAGGCGGGGTGGGATCATGAACAAAAAGCAGATTGAGCAAGCTTTACGGGATTATTGTTGGATGATTAATGAAATAAAACGGCAACGAAAATTCTTAGAAGATGCTGGGACCAATCTTGTCGCCCAGTCAGGGATTGAATCCGCTATGCCAAAAGCAAAAGGTGAGCCTGGGGATCCGGTTGCGCGTGAGGTGGTAAGAAGGGATAAGAAACACACCTGGATCACGAAGCTAGAAAGAAAGGTGTTATTTATTCAGGAGCGTATGGAAGCTATTGATAGTGAGCGTGAAAAAGCTGTTCTGGAATGTTTGCTGGATGGTATGAGTATGAGTGCTATTGGTCATCATATGGGGCTATCCAGACGTCATATTTATACTATAAAGGAGTCAATTGTGGAAAAGATTTCACAAGATACACAGAATTCACTCTTTACACACTTTTCTCAAGAAATGACAAAAGAAAAATGCTACATGTAAAATGGATGGCAGGACGGACAGGCATAGTTAGCTTGGCCGATAACTGAATAAAATCGAAACATCAGGCACCCTTGCAGGTGTCTTTTTCAATATATTGTAATTTTATTTACGTTTTCTCTTTTTTGAAGAATAATAAAGGAGTGAGGAGATGATAAAATATGAGTGATAAAAATCAGAAAGTTATTCTTTACGCAGTCCTAATATCTATAGTGATTGCAGACTTTTTTATTTATTTTTGGCTATTAAGTCGGTTACTTAAATGGGAAACTTCAATGATAGCAGGTGTTTTAAGTTTTTTGGGGGCTGTTTTGGGTGGAATGATAACACTTGGCGGTGTTTATTTAACGATTACAAACGAGAAAAAAAACAGACTCCGCGACTCTTATCCTATTAAAAAAAGGTATGCAGATAAAGTGTTGAAGTGGGCTAATGAAGGTAAAACTAATACTAATAGTATAACAAGTAAGCTTCGAGGTGACTTTTCTGCCCCAACAGAAATTATTCAATCAATTTTTTCTGAGTTGGAAAAACAATCAGATGAAATTCTAGATTATGCTACAAAAGTTAATGGAAAGTTTTATAATGATACAAAACAAATCGCTGATGAATATTATAGTATAAGTAACTCAGTGGAATTCATTGACTCGGAAGATAAACTTAACAAAGAATACGCAAGAATGGACGTTAAACGTTCTGCAAACAACATAATAAAATTAACTAATGAGTTGGAGAGCAATCTAAAACAAATAACAAACGATTCATTAAATTAAAGCATCTCTAGCCGGGATGCTTTTTATGTGTGTAACGTTACAAACGAAACAATGATAACAGGGTGGAAAATAATAACTACATCTAATGTCGTTTTCATTGTTTGGTCTGTAACGTTAAAATGTATCGTTACAAAGTGGGGTGTATCGAAACATGCCTAGACAAAATAAAATAGAAAAACACGGGTGCCAAGAAATTGTTGCTGCTGGTTTAAAAGAAGGGAAATCGGTAAGGGCCATTGCAGAGGAATGCTCAGAATGGGCAGGAGAGAAAATCTCTCATACTGCAGTTGCCAGATATGTAGAAACTTTAAAAAACAAAGAGCAGCAACAAAGGAAAGAGGTAATCCAACAAGACCGCCGGCGCGTACTAAAAACGGTGAACCAAGAGTTGGACATTATACAATTGCAGTATAAGACAACAGAGAAGCTTTTGGAGCGTTTTGAACTATTGGACGACTTGCCAGAGTTTGTGGAAGACCGGTTAGATGAACTAGTGAATCAGGTAGTAGAAAAACTCATGGCGGGTGAAAAGATTACCTCTCAACTGGAAAAGTTTCAAGCAGCTATGACAAGAGAATTAAATCGCAAAGTAATAGAGATTACTTCTTTAAATCGGGAACTCCGAGAAAACAGTAAGTTCTTAGCGGATTTGAGGGAAAGGGCTTTTGAATTTAGTTTAGTTCAAGAGTACCTTTCTCTTTTTATGGATTTATTTAAAGATGCAGACGAGGAAGCTTACCAGGTTGCAATTCAAAAGGTTGCAGCCAACCCTCGTATGCAAAAGCTTGTCGATCAGCAGATGCATATAAGGGGTGAAAGCTGATGTGTTAGCGAATATTCATAATCAAATAAAAGAGACAGCAAAACACACGGAAGAAAAGGAAGTATTAACGCCAAAGCAACGAATCAACAGACATCTGTTTATCCGAACCAAAACAAAAGAGGTCACAAACCTGAAATTTAACCCGATTCAGGCAGTCTATTGGGAGGATAAAACGCAGCGTGATATCATCCTTAAGCCCAGGCAGTTAGGCTTTTCTACACTTATTTTAGCGGAGTTTTTTGATGATACCATCAATAACCCAAATACCACGACGGTTATTATCGCTCATGATGCTGACAGTACAAGAAAGTTATTTGATGCTGTTCAATTTATGTATAATAACCTTCCAGAACAAAAGAAAAAAGATCTTAACGATGGGAGAAGCAAGCCGAAATATGGAAACCGAAAGGAATACTACTTCGAGTCTATAAATAGCCGAATATATGTAGGTACTGCAGGAAGCACAGATTTCGGGCGTGGGTCCACCATCAATAACCTCCATTGTTCGGAGGTAGCTTTTTGGCCGGATCCAGAAACATTAATGACCGGTTTACTGCAGGCAGTACCGAGAGACGGTCGAGTTGTCCTGGAGACAACAGCAAACGGTGTCGGGAATTATTTCTATCGAACCTACCAGGAAGCGAAGGCGGGCGAAGTACAATGGGAACCGCACTTTTATCGGTGGTTTGATCACCCCGATTATCAGTTGCCGCTTGATAAGGGGGAGAAGCTATCTCCAACAAAAGAGGAGCAGCTAACCGTTGATCAATACAATCTTACTCCGGAGCAACTTAAATGGCGCCGATGGAAGATATCCGAAATGCCAGAGAAGGACGGGCTCTCTAAAGAAGAGCGTTTCCTTCAAGAGTACCCCGAGGACGATACCAGTTGTTTCTTAAGCTCTGGCCGTCCTGTTTTTGATATGACTAAGCTGAAGGTGCTACTGGAAAAGGTTCAGAACAACCCTTATGGAGTCTATGAGATTGACTATGAGACCAAGAACGTTTATGAGACCACTTCAGCCAGCCCAGAACTTAAGATATTTAAACAACCAGAAATGGGCCATAGATATGTGCTTGCCAGTGACGTAGCAGAAGGGAAGGCAAATGGTGACTATTCTGCCGCCCATGTTGTTGATTGGGAGACTAATGAACAAGTTGCAGAGGTGCATGGCCACTGGGACCCTGATATTTTCGGGAAGAAGTTGGCTGTAGTGGGGTGGTATTACAATACAGCGCTTATCGGAGTAGAAAGAAATAATCATGGTCATTCTGTTCTTAACACCCTTATCAATCAAGTAGGTTATGAAAATCTCTATCACCATGTTGACTATGACTCTGCTAATGGTGAAGAGAGAAAAGTACCTGGCTGGCCTACTGATCCAAAAACAAGGCCAATTATGATGTCAGATCTACGTACTGTCATGAGGGAGCAATCAATGAAGGTTAATAGTGCGACTCTTTTAAATGAGCTATTCACATTCATCGTGAATGACCAGGGGAAAGAAGAAGCACAATCCGGCTGTCATGATGACTTGGTAATGGCACTGGCTATTGCTATCCAGCTAAGAAAGTATATGCCGGCACTTACTTATGCTACAGCTCCAAGGATAGGAGGCTGGTAATGTGAAAGGTGGTGAATCAATGGATTTATTAGATAGGTATCGATCCTGGCAAAGCAAACGCCAGGATAGAAAGTATATAACTGGATTAAGGGAGTCTATCGCCACTCGGTTAGAAAGCGGAAAGCAAACCCATGAGAAATGGGAAAGGCAATTTGCCTGGTATGACGGGATAATACAAAGGGATCATCTCAAGAGTAGAGACGTAATGGAATCCCTAAAATTAATTCGTGATATTAATCCAGATGCTTCTATGGCAATCTGGAACTTTTTGAGGTTAGCTAACCAGGGACACGAACTAGAATGCTTGAAACCTTCAGGAAGTCCTTATAAGCAAGGTCAAGGTATCTTAGATGACCTGGCCAAGCGAGTAGGTCATTTATATGGTGGAGGTGCTGACCAACTGATTAATGTTTTAAACCTAACCGGCTACACGCAAGGGGCTATTGCACTGGAAGTAGAATTGAATGAAGGGCTCAATGAAGTAGTAGACTTTCATGCGGTGGATCCTTCCACTTTGGACTTCAGAAGAAACAAAGAGTCTGGAGAACTAGATCTGGTTCAGAAACAATCGGATGGCACGTATAAAGTCTTGAATCGAGAGCAGGTATTTTATTATCCGATTGATCCGGATATTGGTGATCCGCATGGCAGGAGCCCGATTCTACCAGTATTGCAGATTATCTTCTTCCAGGTGGAGGTTTTACGTGACTTAAAAGCTGTCGCTCATCACCAAGGCCATGCCAGGTTCGATATTTCTGTATCTGAGGAAGCTATCATGAAGAACATTCCACAGGAAGTTACTTCTCAAGGGCCGGAGGCTGTGAAAAAATTCGTTTTTGATTACATTGGCAAAATAGAGGAAGGTTTTAAGAACTTAAAGCCTGATGACAACTTCTTTCACCAGGATTCTGTCACCGTTGATGTCAAAGGCGGTACGCAAGAGAAGTCCATGGATGTTACTCGTATAATCGATGTCATCAATCAACAAGTGGTAACTGCATTGAAGCAGTTGCCTATTTTATTGGGAAGAAATGAAGGGTCCACAGAAACTCATGGCACCGTTCAGTGGCAGATATATGTCGCTGGCATTGAAAGTGTACAGCGAGCAACCAAACGTGTAATGGAGAAAGCGTATAACCTTTCTTTGCGAGTGAATGGAGTCAATGCCAGGTCGCGTTTAACATTCAATAAGTTACGAACCACCGACAGGCAAAAGGAAGCTACTGCTGCACTAACGGAAACGAATATGCTCATTAAACAAGTTCAGCAGGGCTGGATTGATAATGACGAAGCTGCAATATCAGCTGTTGGCCATGAAGCAAAAGGAGAGCCTCAGACGCCTACTATTCCATTTAGAGGTAATCGTAATACTCGCGTTCAAAAACAGGCGAGGAGTATTAAAACGAAAGCCTCACGTGCTGATTCGGATGAGGAAGATGAGTTTGTGAAAGAACTAGAGACGGAATGGGCGGATGATATTGCTAGAATCACTACCCAAGCAAAAAATGATTTTCAAAGCCTCTTACAACAGCAGAAAGAAATCTATCAAGAAAGAATTAAAGAGGCTGAAACACCACCAACGAGAGTTCTCTTAAGTGCTAGTACACGGATGAACACCGACCGTGCTGATGAACCTACCACTGATTTTGAAGATTGGGTGAAAGTAAACATTCTGAGAGATTCAGAGGAACAAATGGAGCTTTGGGACGATAAAGGAAGAGATTGGCTCGAACAAGCTGCAATATTAGCAGGAGAAGCCTCTCTTGCTGAAATAGATCCGGGCAAGGAATTTGATCGCACAGATGAACAGCTGCTGGAGTGGTTAAGTGATAGGTCTAGAAGAGATGCAGAACTAATTCAAGGAACCACAGACCGGTACGTGATTATGACTCTCTGGGATGTTGTAGCTGATGGTAAGTATTCCATTGATAAAGCAATTGAAGCGCTTGAAGAAGAATATGCTTTTGGTGAATCGCGTTCCGAAACGATTGCCAGAACAGAAATCATCTCTGCAGCAAGAGCAGGTCAATTTCAGGGTGACTATCAATCAGGCATGGTTATCGGAAAAACATGGCACAGTGCTCATCAGCCGAATACTAGAGATGCACACGCAGCAGCTGATGGCCAGACGGTCAGGTTTGAAGAAACATTTATTGTTGATGGGGAAGAATTAATGTTTCCTGGTGATACTTCCCATGGAGCTTCTGCAGATAATACCATACAGTGTCGGTGCTTCTATACCCGGATTCTAGAAGAGGAAGAAGACGAACTGGAGGAGATGTTAAGTGAATAGAGCAGAAAGACGAAGGCAAGAGCGTGAACAAAAGAAGAAGCCATTCAGTAATTTTGAAGATTTACCGAGGTTTGCTCAGCAACACCAGGAGAACATGGCTGCTGTCCTGGTTACTTCAGCTATTCAGACACTTGCAGAAGACTTTGATTTCAATGCTGAGGAACTAAGTGATTTTAATGAGGGTCTTCAGCAAAGAGTGAAGAAGATGATTCAACTACCGTGAAGGGAGGTGATATTTTGGGTGAAGAAGCGAATGTATTACATTTGCCAGTAAGATTAACTACTGATGATAGTCCAGAAGTAAACATGGAGAAGATTAATAGGTTGGCACTGGAGCCATTAAAAGAAGAGGATATCTTTGCATTTTCAGGTAATTGCTCTAACGATCGATTGGATTCATATTTTACCAGGATGGATCCTGTTACTACTCTCCGAAATTATGCAGAGGATCTGAAGAACGGTGTTTCATTGCAGGAAGGTCATAATATTTTTACTAACCCATATGGACGTTCTTATGATGGGGTATTAGTACCCGCCACAGATAATGGGGATGATTTTAATTCAGTCAGAGGAAGCTGGTACATCATACGTGATATTACGCTGAATGGAAATCAAACGAACGATACTATCCGAGCTATTAAAGGCGGCGTTATTCGTGATATGTCTGTAGGGTTCGGTGGCCAGAAGATGTGGTACCAGTGTGGATCCTGTGGAAAGGATCTCTTTGATTGGGAGTGTCCTCATATCCCTGGATTGGAAGATGAAGAAGGAAGAATATCCTTCGCGTGGGTGGCCGATGCGAGGCTAAGGGAAGTCTCAACAGTTTATAAAGGTTCTACTCCTGGAGCTTATATCGATAAGGCCCGACAGTACGTAGATCAAAAAGAATTACCTGAAGATAAAATCGTCAAATTAGAGCAGCGTTTCCAAACTCGTTTCGAGAGAGGAGACACTACTATTTTTATGCCGAAAAGGGAGGAAAATCAGACAATGAACTTATTGGAACAAATCAGGCAAGCACTTAGTAAGGGAGAGTTGGAAAAACGAGCTGTATATGAGGTGTTGTCCGGGGAGGGTGAAGTTTTTCGCCAACCAGAGGACGTCCAGCTGCGTAATGAACTAGGCGACGCTGCAACAGTTGAAGGTATTAAGCAATTGAAGCGTGAGGCTGAACAAGGTCGACAATATTTTGTTGATACCGTGGATGAAGCTGTAAAAGCGCGGGTACGTGCTCATGGAGATGCTTTCAACGAGGATAATTATCGTCAAATGCTCACTTGTTCTGCTGATCTGAATTATATCAAAGAGGAAATCGAGACCTACAACAGGCTGGCTAAGGATTCTTTAACACCTGGCCGTCAAACCGAGCGGGATGATCCGGGACGTCATGAGGAAGCAGATGACGTGGTTGTTTCAGAAACTTTTAAAGGAGAGGATAAATAATGTTTAAACGTGGCGGAGTTTTACCGGACGATTACGGCCTTTCACTCACCGTTTATGCTCAGGAAGCTACGGAGGAAGCCCCTGTCAAAGCTGGCACTCCTTTAAAGCTTGCTAATAGTGGTGATTATCATGCTGTGAAATGCGCTGATGGAGATGAAATTCAATTGTTGGCCAAGCATGCGGTCCAAAGCAAAGACCAACCACTTGGCGTCTATGCCTATGGATTTTCAAGGACCAATGAATTCACTTATAGCGGCGAAATTGCTGTAGGTGATTCTGTAGTTGCTGATGCTAATGGTGGAGTTAAGAAAGCAGTTGACGGGGGTGGTGCTGCAGTAGATAACGGCACCAAAGTTGTACTTGTTGATGCTGCTAATTCAAAAGTCGAAGTTATATTACCATAAGGGAGGAATTGGAGAATGTTTAAAAAGATTAAAAACAAGCGCGGCGAAACGGTGGAACTTAAAACCGGTAGCGCTCTGAAAACACGTATGAAAGAAATTGCAAAAGAAGATAAGCGCTTAGCTGTTATGGGGGATTCTCTTGTAAAAGAAGATAGTTCCCTTTTGTTTCGCTCTTATTTAGATGCTGAAGGTGTCACTTTGAAGGATGCAATTCGAGCTTTGGGTGTTAAAGATATCGGCCTGGAGTCTGTTCGCAGCCTTTATGAGAATGACAACACAAAGCCACTGTTCAACACCATTATTGAAGATGGCATTCGTATGGGTTTTACCAAGACCGGCCGTGCTGATCAATTGGTTGCCAAAACGATTCCGATTGATCAAATGACTTATGGCTATTACACCATGGAGGATCCAGACAAAGAGGAGCTGGACTTCAAACTGGTAGGACAGGCAGCGCCTATTCCTGTAGCTGTCATCAAGCTCGATGATAAGCATACCATTCGTGTTTATAAACGTGGTGCAGGGGTGGAAATCACTGATGAAGCGAAATCCATGAACATTGATATGCTATCCCTTCATCTGACACTCCGTGGTCAGCGTATGGGACGTACAGACGAATACCTGGCTATTGAACGTTTGCTGAATGGTTATTACAAAGATGGAACAGATGCTGCTCCTACCTTGGGTGTTAAGACAGCGAATGACTTTAAACTCACAGATATGTGGTATGCCGGTCAGTACATGCAAGACACCTACGGTTTTACTCCTAAGCTTGCTATTATGAACCTTGCTACTGCTGAACGTTGGGCTGAACAGAAAGAAGGTAATGGAAACCTTATCTTCTTGAATGAATTGAAAAATGGGCAGATTCCTGACCTGGTAAATTCCAAGCCATTTGTATCTGATCGTATGCCTGATGACCGAATTATGCTAGTTGATACAGATTTTGCACTTGCTGAATATGAGTATAAAGGTCTTTCTGTAGAAAACGATCGAAACGTAAAAACACAAGTGGAAGGCTCTTATGCTTCCAAGTCTACGGACTATGTACCATTCGCGAAGAATGCACGGATGATTCTAACGCTTGATCAAGCAAGGTAAGGAGGGATAGGAAATGGCAAAGCCTGATTTAATCAAGAAAATCATTGAAGAGTTCCCGGAAAAAGAGTTTACTGCTGAAGGATTGGATGAAGACTATACTGTACCTCAGCTTGAGGAGCTTCAGGAAACTCTCGGAGAAGAAAAACAACAGGAAGTTGAAAGCAATTCATCTGCATCTGAAAATGCTGGTAATAAAAAAGAAAATAAAATAGTTAAGCTTAAAGACCCTTCTACTCAATATGCGGAGAAGGGTTTTACTTTGGCTGGAAAGCAGGAGAAAGAGCTGCCATCAAACCCTTCAACCGAACTGATTGACCGAATTGAAGCAGGTTTCATCGTTGAGGTGAAATGATATGTTTGCAACTGCTGCAGAGGTAAAAGAGAGGACATCCTTTGATGAGGTGTCCTCTTTATCTGATACAGAAATCGAAAATTATTTACTTCGAGCTGAAAGGTGGATTTTCAGGGCAACAGGTAGAGATTATTCCTATGAAGAAAACACCCGCACCTTGGAAGACTTGAAAGTAGCTTCTATTCATTTGGTGGAATTACTTTGGTATCAGAATCTGGAGGAAACAAAAGAGCAAGCTTTTTCTCAGGTCCAAAGCGAGAAAATCGGATCTTACTCTTACAATTTGATGAAGGAAGCAAGCCCAGGAGGGAACACAGGAATTTCTGAATTGGATAATATTTTGGACAGCCTTACTCCCCATAGTTATGGTGTGAATTTCTTTCAAGTTTCCGGGCCATCGAGGTGATAATATGCGATTTAAATCGTTACTGAATATGATCTGTGAAATGTTGGAGGAGAAGGAGACCGGAAAGGACGCTTATAATCGGCCAGTCTTCGAGTATGTACCCTTGCCTGAGCGAGCTTTATGCCGACTTGATAAATTGAAACGTCGAACCTCCAGTGATGAATATGGAGAAGATATTATTACTGAAACAATTTTATTTTTACCTCCAGAGTCACCTGTCAAAGTTGGCATGAAGGTAAGTGATATACGGGACAAGCATTCTAACATTGTGTCAGCGGATACGTATCTCATTGAGGATGTTCAACCAGTTTATAAAAGAGTGATACTTCATCATTTTGAAGTCGCTTTGAAGAAGGAGTGATTGGATGGGGGATATTTCGTTTGATATGAAAATTGATAAACGTGCCCATGATTTTTTCCAGAGAGAGTTTCCCGAAAAGTTACAAGAAGCTCGTAAGAACATGGTAGAGGCTGCTGGTAAGGTGTGGGCCGATGAAGCAAAAATGATCACAAGGAACGATAACCATATTGTCACGGGATTGTATGTTAATTCCATCGGCTATAATACTGGATCTCCTGCCAGCGAAGCAGACGTTCTCCATCAGCTATCGGAAAGCAGAAATAAAACTTCACTTGATATAGGCTCTGGTGTGGCTTACGCTTCAGCTTTGGAGAAACGTTACAACATCATGGGGCGCGCTCTAGACTCTGCTGAATCAAGAATGGGAAAAGCTGCTGAGACACAAGCGAAAAGGACGTTATTTTCATGATTGAATACGTCAGTCCAATTCCGGCAGCTGTTCAATTACTAGAAAGGCGGATGGAAGCGCCGGTGATCGGTAACAGATTCCCTGCTGGCCAGATTTATCCTGCTCTACTGATCCGAGCAGCTGGAGGAACTGATTACAGTCGTCTTCAAATCCTGAGCCGTGCGGGCGATGACATCACTGCTGAACTTAATATAGTAAAAGCGATTAACATGCTAGAACGTTATGCATATCAGTTGGATCCCATTAGAGTGGAGTCATGTATAAGGGAGTCCAACCCTATTCCTACAATCGATGAAGATACCGGAAAGCCTGAATTTTGGTGTTATATGCGGTTGAATCATTTAGAAGCGTGAGGTGATTAACTTGGCGAAAAAAGAGAAGAAGACAATTATATGCAAGGGGCCCAAGCATTCGCGTAATGGGGCTCTTTTTTTACGGTTTGAAAGAGAAGACAGACGGAAACCTCGATTGGATATCTATCCTGGACAAAAATTAGAGGTTGGTAAAGAAATCGAGGCTGGGGAAGCTAGTAAGTTATTAAATAACCCTACATGGGATTTTGAAGAGGTGAAACCTGATGAATGATATTCATAAAATTAATTCTAGTGAAGTAGTAGGGGGTCCTGGGCGATTGGTATGGGCGCCCCATGGTACGGATGCTCCAGAGAAAATCAGTGATGTAATGGACCTGTCTTCCCCCTATGATTTAAAGGGACCTTGGAAGGATCTTGGTGCTACAAACGAAGGTATTGCTATTAGTAGGGGCTTCGAGACAGAAGATATCCCTGTCGACCAGTCCATTGCACCAATCGATGATTATATTAACGGGTGGACGCATTCTATATCTACGCAGCTGGCTCAGAATACAGTTGAAAATCGCCAGCTTTCTTTAATTGGTAGTCCTATTGTGGAGACTCCGCCGACTACAGGAACCGCCACTACCTTAACGAATGATATCGCTGCAGGAGCAACTACATTGAGTGTTACAAGCGCTGCTGAATTCACAGAGGGTGGCTGGTTGCAAATTGGAGAAGAAATTAAGAAGGTCAGCAAGATTGCGAGCGACACTATCTACCTGGTTGAGCCGGTAGGTCAGCCTTACACTACTACCGATGAGGTTACCCCTATTACTGAACTAGGTTATAAGAAAATTGGTTACGGTGCAGTGGAAGACCGTCCAACAATCATGTTGGCTCTGCTTAACCAGAAGAAGGACGGAACCATGTATATGGCTGTCTTCCGGAAGTGTAAGGTGGCAGGAGACGATAAGGAGCAGAACTTTCAAAAAGGTACTCGATACCTGCCATTAGGTATGCAAGCTTTTCCGGAAGATGGTACTGCGACAGATGAAAATGTTTATTATGAAATCGAGCAAGTACGTTAGGAGGAATAAGAATTGACTGATATACGTTCACTGGATATTGAGCCATTAGCAACCATCACTCTTTCGTCTGGAGAAAAGCTAGATATACCAAGATTATCTACTCTAAAAATAATACAAATTGCGAAGTTCGCAGCCATTGACGGTATTAAGATATACGAAACCTATCAGGAAACGATTGAGAACCCTGACCTTACTGATGCTGAAAAGGTGGCGGTGGTAGTTTCTAATCTTAAAGATGAACAGATCGTTCATTTGTTATCCATTCTACTAGGTATCTCTGATCAAGAGGCATTGGAAATGGATCCTTTTGATACTTTAGAGATTATTACTACCTATGTTGAGCAAACAGACATTGAGAAGGCTTTTACGAACGTCCGGAAGCTGATGACCAAGTTCAATACGAAGGCCCTAGCACTAGGAGCAGCCCAGTCTCCGGACGCAAGCGAATAGAAGAGGTTAAAAATGACTGGTTGAGCTTAATTGATGAGTTAGTAGGGATGATAGAGGTAGTATCTTCTCACTTTCGTTACACGGAGGAATATGTAATGAATAAAACTCCCCACTGGCTACATCGGAAATATAAGCAAGTGGATCGGGAGAAGTACGAACAGCAACAGGCACAGGCAGAGAGCATCCATCGAGGAATAACGGTGGTCCTTGATGTGATTTTCAATAACGGGAAAGAGGCTGAAAATTTATTATTGCCATACGAGGAAGCTCTCGAAAGACTCAATCCTCAATTGGGCGAAGAACACAAATCTGAATATGTTACTGACGTTTGGTGGAAGCCTGGGCGATAATGCTCGGGCTTTTATTTCGAATAGAAGGGAGGTTAGGTAATGGCGAATAATGTTGGCTCAGCTAATGTGAAGATCACCGCTGACGATCGGCAGGCAAGAAAGGAAGTCAAAGGTTTTTTTGGTTTCTTGAAAAGTACCGGAAAAATAGCTGCAGGAGTAGCTGGTGGAATTGCTGTCTTCCGAGGTATAAGTGAAGGAATAAAGAGGGCTAGTGGTGCTACTATTGGTGCTAATGCTTCGATGGAGCAATATCAAAATACTTTATCCATTGTGTTGAAAGATAGCAAAAAGGCAGCTGATACCTTAGCCTGGGCAGAGAAATTCGCGGCTAAGACTCCCTTTGAGATTCCAGGTATTGTAGAAGCGACCACCAGGCTAGAAACCTATGGCATATCTGCTAAAGATACTTTAGGAACTGTTGGTGATATGGCTGCAGTCATGGGTAAGCCTTTGATGCAAGCAGTTGAGGCAGTAGCAGATGCGCAAACGGGCGAACTGGAGCGTCTAAAAGAGTTCGGTATCACCAAAGACATGCTCATAGAAAAGTCAGCCGAGATGGGTAAGAAAGAAGTCGTTAATGCCAAAGGGCAAATAACGGATATGGAAGGCTTTAACGAGGCCCTCTTTGCCTTGATGGAAGAGCGATATCAGGGTGGTATGGAAGTCCAGTCTAAAACATTCAACGGTATGATCTCGAACGTTAAGGACTCCATGGGGACCATTGCTCGGGAACTCTCCAGGCCTTTATTTGATAACTTGAAGAATGGCTTAAAGGGTGTTGTACCTTTGCTGGGCTCTCTAGCTTCCCTGGTTAAAGGAGATGTGAAAGGAGCTGGGGATACATTAGTTGAAGCTTTTGGTGAAGATAAGGCTAATCGTATTATGGGTTTCTTTAATGGTGTCAGAGACGGTCTGAATACGCTGAAAACTTATACGGACATGGCAAAGGATGCATTTAAGGCACTATTCGCCATATTTGCTGGAAATCAAGAAGAGGGAGCAAGCTTACTGATTAAGCTTGGTTTATCTCCTGCTATGGTACAGCAAATCATAGCAGCCATAAATCTTATCAAGCAAATAATCAATGGGTTTATACAGGGTACAATTACTAGATTCCAAATGATGTCTCAATTCATTATGCAAGCTTGGGCAATCATCTGGCCATTTTTACAGCCATTACTGAATGACATTGTTGCATTCATTGGCAGCATTGTTTCTCAGATAACTTCTTTTTGGCAGGAAAACGGTGCTCAAATCATGACAGCTGTACGGAATGCATTTACTTTCATTCTTACTATCATACAAGCAATAATGCCAGCGGTGCTGTTTATAATTCAAATGGTATGGACCAATATCAAAGGTGTTATCCAAGGTGCCCTCAGTATGATTATGGGGCTAATTAAAATATTTTCCGGAGTTTTTACTGGAGACTTTTCGATGATGTGGGAAGGGGTAAAACAGCTCTTTTCTGGAGCCATTCAATTTATTTGGAACCTGATCAATCTTCTTATGTTCGGGCGTATCATCAGTGGAATTAAAGCATTTGCCACCAAGTCTATTGGTTGGTTTAGGAACTTATGGCAGCAAGCCGTGAATATCTTCAAAAACCTGGACAAGCATGTGTGGGTAATTGTAAAACGATTTGTCTCCAACATAGTCAATGCCATTTCGTCCTTCGTAAGCAATGTGATCTCTCGTTTTAATACGATGAGAGCATTTGGAGGTAGGATATTCAGTTCCCTATGGCAAGCGATTCGTTCGACCGTAAGTAGTATGGTGAACGGTGTGAAGACTAGAATCTCTAGTATGGTTACGGGCTTTAAACACCGCGTCCAAGGGCTATATTCCAACGTGAAAAGTAAGTTCATCTCTATTAAGAATGCGATTATGAATCCTATTCGGAAAGCTAAAAACAAAATTAAAGGATGGGTTGACCAGATTAAGGGCTTCTTTGGAAACCTTACAACAAACATTCCTATGCCTCATTTCAACGTTTCAGGAAGCTTGAATCCAAAGAACTGGTTTAAAGGTGATCTGCCTAAACTGAGCGTAGACTGGTATGCCAAGGGAGCTATCTTTACTAAGCCCACATTATTTAACACGCCATTTGGAATGAAAGGTTTTGGAGAAGCAGGACCAGAGGCCGCACTTCCACTAACCAAGTCTGTGTTAGGAACAATAGGGGCGAAAATTGCAGGGTTAATGCCCACCAATAATAACTTAGAGGTTCTGGATATTCTTCGTAGTATTGGACCAATTGTATTACAGGTGCCATTAAATAGTAGAGTTTTAGCATCGGAAACTTATGAAGATATACAAGAAATGATTGAGAGAGATAAGAAAAGAAAGGGAGAATTTGAGGGGTGATTGAATGCCTGCATTGTCTTTCAATGGTGTAACCAAAAACTATTTAACCGTATTACGAGGGAGTTCCAGGCCGGCTTGGGCACCTATAGAAAGGGATATAGTAACTATTTCAGATCTGCCTGGTGGATATTTGTCAGAAACCAATATAATGATAAGGAAAATTACAATACCAGTTTTAGTAAAAGCAGATGATTTTACTGATTTAGAAGTTTTAAAGGAAGATTTAGCTTCTTGGCTAGTCACTGAAAAAGAGGAGGCTCTAGTTTTTAGTGATGAGCCTGATAGAACGTATTTTGCAGTCGTTGATGGGACACTAGATTTAGATAAACTCGTAAAAAGAGGAAAAGGAATAATTACCTTTATTTGTCCGGATCCCTATAAATACGGACCTGAATTACCCATTGATTTTCAGGGAAGTGATGTGGTTTCTATTACAAATGAAGGGACAGCTGAGGCAGAACCGACTTTTGAGTTGGAGGTATTGAAACCTACCACTTTCGCACTGGTGCAAAATCAATCCAATGAGTACATGATGATTGGCCAGCCGGTAGACATTGAGGATTTTTCTGCAGTAGAAGAATATACTACTCTCTTAAATAATGCACTTACTAGCACTGTCGGCTGGACTGACGGGAATAATATTGACGGCGGAACAATCGAGGGTACTATTGTCAGCGATGGAAATGGATTTGTGCCAGAAACTTGGGGGTACGCCGAAGGGTGGCATGGCCCTGCTTTAAAGACAAGTCTATCGGAAGTATTAACGGACTTCCGGGTGGAAGCAGAGGTTGAATTCAACTCCATGGATGCCCCTGGCTTGATTGGTAGGCTTGAAATTCATCTGTTGGATGAAGTCGATGAAATAGTCGGGAAGGCATCGATTCAAGACACTTATACTGGTAGGTCCTACGGAAAAGGGGTAGTACGGGCTGGGGACAACACTGTAGGGTACCACTTCATTGAGGAAGAACCGAGTTGGTATCGTGGAAATATTATAAAAGGGTTGTTACGAATTACTCGTCGAGGGAAGCGTTGGGGAGGTTACATTACGGAAATTGTCAAAGAGAGTGGCCGTCATCATACACGTTCTAGAGAATTTTACTTTGATGAAGAGCAGCAGTTCACTCGTAATGTGGCCCAAGTGCAAATTCATTTCGGCAGAAGATGGTCCCATAACGCGCCAACCATGAAGGTTAATAACATAAAGGTTGATAAAATCAATCTATTGACCTCTGCTCAAATACCTTATATTGCCGGTACGGGCGATATTATAACTTTCGATCATACCAAAAATGGTGAGGTTTTAATTAATGGCGAGCCTTATGAAGCAATCCCGTTAGGGGCCGATTTTTTCCCCTTAGTACCTGGTGAAAATCGGCTGACTGTCTTCCCATTTGATACCTTTAACACCATCGCCCGTTATCGTCAGCGTTTTAAGTAGGAGGTGAGACTGTTTTGACTAAAATCCATATTGCAGATGGACAAACCAACCGTATGTTGGGGCACATCCGATATCACCGTATTCTTTCCAATAACCATCGTCAGTCATTAAAAAATCATTTGGAAACCTTCGACTTCCGTACCATGGCTGATCAGTCTTTTTCTGAACATCTAATCAAGCGCAATCGAATCATTATTCCTGGAGAGTACGGGGAACCAAGGGAATTTATAATCATCGAGGCCGGCGTCGACCGCATCAGCCGAGAAGTGGATATCTATACTACTGCCAGTTATCTGTCACTAAAAAAAGCTAAAGTGATCGATCCGCATACGACGGATGCACTAAGTGCAGAGGGGCATGCAAACTACGCCTTATCAGGTACAGAGTGGGAAGCAGGTAATATTGCTTTTAAAGGGATTCGCACACTCACTATTGAGCAACATACCAATCCTTTTGCTTTTTTAAAACGGGTTGCGAGTGAATTTGATTTAGAACTGGATTTTCGCATCGAACATCAAGGGGGATTTATAACCCGAAGGTATGTTGATATGGTGGAACGTATTGGAAGGCAGAGAGGTAGAACGGCGGAACTTGGTAGAGATTTATTAGAATTACGCCGAACGGAAAAAACAGATGCCATTGTTACAGCCTTGAAGGGAATCGGTCCTGAAAAGGAAGATGGTACTCGGCTGGAAGTGATTGTAGAGAATAAGGCGGCCCTGAAGCGTTGGGGAACACAAAACAAAGGTGGCACTCTCCAGCACCTTATAGAAATATATGAACCTACAAGTACGGATCCAAACATGACGGAAGCTCGGTTACGTACGTTAACGGAGAATGAGCTGGAAAAACGGATTAATGCCGCTGTTGGATACAAAGGCGGTATTGCTGATTTAGAGCGTATTCAGGGCATGGAAAATAAAAAGATTCGCTTTGGAGACACCATCGGTATTAAAGATACAAGTTTTGAGCCTCCTCTTTACCTGGAAGCGCGTATCCACACTCAGGAAAGAGACATTGTGAACGAATCAAAAAAGAAAATAGAGCTTGGAGATTACATTGAATATACTCAGGAACAAGTGGATGCCGTTTGGAAGTCCCTGCAAGCCGAAATAACCAAGAAAGTGTCCATGACTGAGGTAAGGGAAGTCACCTACGATAAACAAACCATCGATTCCAAAGACGCTCCCGGTAATGAAGCCAAGACCAAGTTGGACACTGATGTTGGTACTGATACAATTGAGTCCATCACGGGAGCGCAATCAAAAGCCAATGCTGCTCAAACAGCTGCGGAGAGACATGCGGATACTGTGGCAAACCAAGCCCAATCTGCAGCCGAACAATATACTGCAGATTACGCGGTTGCTCAGACAGCCTATGACAACAAGATGCAGGAAATCGGTAATGACCTGGCTGATAAAGCGAATCTTACTTATGTTGATGGCCAATTGGCGATGAAGCAGGAGGAAATACCGCAACAGACCACAGCACCTACAGCCCCCACTACTGGTATGCTTTGGTGGGATACATCGCAAAACCCGAACGTGTTAAAAAGATGGGATGGTACTGCTTGGCAAAAATCGAGCCCTACGGTTGCAGGTGAGATTGGCACCTATACTTTTACCGAAGTAGACAATGCCCTTAGTGCAAAGGTTGACTCTACCACATATTCAACTGATCAGCAGGGAATTATTAACCGATTTGAATCAAATGAGACCTCTATAAGCCAAAATGCCACAGCAATAAGCAGCAAAGTGGAACAGATCACATACGAACAGGGGATAGCAGATGCAAAAGTTTATGCGGATGTGAAATCCTTAGATCAGATTGTAAGAAATGGATTTGAAGCTGCTATTCAAGATAAATGGCAGAGTGGCGTTACCTTCGGGACAGGTGGCATTACTACACCGGAAACAGGGCTATTCCAATCAACTAATACAGGGCCGCCACCTAGTGGAACTACTGGTGAAACTGCCTTACTCATTGATTCAGCAAAGGCGTTGTTATTAAGTGGAAAAACGATAAAAGTATCCATTATAGCCAAACAACCAGCATCCAATCCAACGGCTGAATTTGCAGCGGCTTATTCGACAAACAGTGTAGGAAATAGTGGATGGAACTACTTCACTCCTACAACATCATGGACAACTTACACTTTCTATTATGATGTGCCGCAGAACAATGGAAATTCAAACGATCATTTTCTCGGGATATGGGGAGATACCTCCGGATCCGGTCTAGGGGTGTTAATCGACAGTGTTTTAATTGAAACGGTGGATCGAAAACTGGCGCAGGATTACACGGATAGCGCGGTATCGCCGATTGACTGCAGACTTACGACAGCTGAATCTGAAATTACCCAAAATGCCAACGCAATCGAATCGAAAGTGGAAACGACAACTTTCAATACCCTCGAGGGACGTATGGATACAGCCGAATCAAATATAACCCAGAATGCCAATGCAATCACTAGCAAGGTGGAAACTTCTACGTTTAATACTCTAGAAGGACGAGTGGATTCAGCGGAAAGTACTATCACTCAACATAGCAATGAGATAAGCACCAAAGTGGAAGAAAACGGGGTCATTTCTGCCATCAACCAGTCGGCAGAAACCATTAAAATCCAAGCAGCGAATATCGAGTTCCAGGGAGCTGTCACTGTTCTTAGTGACATAACGGGTGAATTGGGAAACATTACAGCAGGTAATATATCCGGGGTTGATATTTCCGGTTCGACGTTCACCGCGACAGGAACCGACGGGCGTGTTGTTATCTCCGACGATGGCTGGTTCGTTCGAGACGCAAACGGCTATGTACGCATCGGAATCACCACAACGGGGCAGACGTGGGGCCCGCCGGACCCATCAAGTATTGCTTTCTTAAACCAATGGGCGACCCTACGTACTACCGTAGGTTTGGATGTTAATCAGGATTTCAGGATAAACAGTAATTTCGGGGGTATTTTTACAGCACAAGACTTTGTTACGATTTCCGCCGCGGGGTCAACAGAGGTTTACGGGAGTACTGCTCGGTTAGAAGCTACTGATGGTAACGTAAACATTGAAGCGTCTAACGCAGTTGCCATCCAAGCGACTGGCGGTAACTTCTACCTTAACACTCCTAACGAGGTACGTGTGTTGGCGCCGGATCAGACGTACGGAACATATAAGCCGATTCGGGCTTCAGACTTCATTGTTTCTTCCATCGAAGACGCTAAAACCAACATACAGCCATGGGAAGGAGATGCCTTGGATATTCTCATGAATCATGCACAAATCATGAAATATAACCTGGTATCCGATTGGAATAATGGTATAAATGCAGCCAAATATGGTTTCGTAATTGGGCAAGGCTATAAAACACCTAGTGAGATCTTATCCGATGATGGAGCAGCCATCTCTTCTTATTCCCATCGGAGTTTGAATACAAAAGCAATCCAGCAGTTAGCTGGCATTTATTATGATCATGATGAGCGTATCAACTATTTGGAAATGGAAAATGAAACATTAAAAGCACGTATCAAACAATTGGAGGAGGCGTCCTAATGCAGGTAAAAATCAAACATGAACAAATCGGGCAGGCAATCGACCTGCTTTTTCATTTGTCTTTAAAAGGGAAGCAATCCAGGCACCGGACGACATTCATCAAAAAGTTGACTGAACGGCTGCATGAGGTAGAAGGTCAGCGGAATGACCTGGCAAAGGAACATTCATTCCTGGATGAGGAAGGCAACCCTAAAATGCTAGACAATGGGAAGAGATACGACATCAAGGATATGGAAGCTTTTCAGAAAGACGTTCAGGAGCTCTATGAGGAAGAACTGGTCCTTGAAGGTGGTGATAATCAAAGAATGTTAACGACAGTAAAAGAAGTACTCCTGAACAGTGATGAATCTTATTCCGGTAAAAAGGCACTGACATACGATTATTTGTGTGAACAATTCGAGGAGGCTGATCTATCATGATCGAGGAAATGAGCATTACAGTAAATAATGTACAGTTTGTCACAGTGGATAATGAGAAAAAAGTGCATATTCATTTCAGGGGCAATGATGCCGAAAACCAAATCAATTTGAATGGTTATGTGCCAGCCACCGTAGAGGAATATGAAACAGATGCTAGTGTGGAAGGGTTGAGCGTATTGGTAAAAACCAAAGTTACGGAACGATTGGGAAGCACCTGA